TCATGGTGCATAAGCAATAAACATATCGATAGCGTACAACGTACCGCCTACTCCGAAGACTCCGTAATACCAGACACGATCAGATAACGTTTCAAGACCGAAGTAATCGTTTAGCTTTGCGAACATACTACGTTACCTCCTCTATCCTCGTTACGTAGTAGCTGAAACATACTAATAGTCGTTTTACTTATCGTTTGTTTCCTAATTGAAGCTCCCGCTTTAAGTACTACATAGGTAAATACGTAATAATTTGCTTCTGTTTCGATGTAAACAATCGTATGTGGATAGCCTCCAACATTTAGATTACGTACTTTAAACAGCAATACTCCGTTTTCTATCTCGTTTGAATCTACGTTGCTAGTAATCTCATGTTGTAATCCTACGGGTAATTCCTCGAAAGTTATGAATTGAATAGCGTTCATTAACGATTTAAACTCATTCATTCCGTTTATCCCCTTTCACATTACGTATGTGTAATTCGTTATTTATGATTTCATATTACACTTGTGTAATTCGCAAGTCAATAGTTATTGACGAAATAATTACGAAACTGTAAGATGTAACTAAGGATGATTAGGACGGAGGTACTACTATGAAGGTGACGCCACGTTTGTCGGAGATTTTAGCGGAACGTAACTTACGTCAGAAGGATTTAGCGGAGATGGCCGGAACGACAGAAGCTACAATTAGTCGATTCAGTCGTCAGTCTCGATATGAAATCGAAACTTTGATCCGTATTAGTAATGCGTTAGAATTAAAAATCGAAGATTTATTCATTGTGGAGGACGCTAAGTAAAGCGTTCTTTTTTATTGGAGAAATTTACCGTAACATTTGATATACTGATTGTAGAGAAATTACGGGAGGGGTTACTGTGGAGTTACGAAAAACCGTGGACGGCGAATCATTTATTATGGAGATAGAGCGCGAGAAATCGTCTAATACGAAACGTGCTATGCGCTTAGTTTCTATGTTATTGGGTATCGGTGGTTTTTTACTTTCGATGCTACTATTTATCACGATAATAGGAATCATATTTGCTATTCCACTAGCAATAGCATCAATGGGACTTATTGCTGCATCGTTAGGATATCAACGTGTAGAATGTCCGAACTGTAACCGTAAGCAAGCAATCAAGAAAGGTATCGGAAATTACACTTGTGGTAGTTGTAAAAAGAATACATTAATCGAATGGAAATAAAAAAAAATCGACCGCCTGTAATAGGCGGTCTTTTCTATGCTCATTAACGTATATTTACATAAGTCGGACTAGCCGTGATGTAGTACGTAGTCCCTTTCGAATTGTGCACGCGGTATTGAGGCGAACCATTTACATCAACTTTAGCATCGAGAGTAAAACCAAGTCCTGCGTCAACAGTGCCCGCTAGATATGATTTATTCCACGTAGCTTTCGTATAGAAATTCAAGTCGTTTACTTTCGATACGACACGTTTACCTACAACGTTAGTATTCTCGTTATTACTACCTTTGTCATAACGAATATAAGACGAATCGTACTTAATCCATTGGTCACCGCCTAAATTTAACCACTTACCGTTAGCCCCATTTACTTCGCCCCAAACTTGATATGCTTCCGGTTTATTTAACTTACGAATCTTAGAAAAATCAGCGCTCGGGCCTTTTCGTAAGTTAACGTTAGTTCCATCGATGTATGCGACACCGTTAGAAGGCGTTACAGTAACGTTAGGTTTCTCGACCTCTGGCTTAGTAGGTTTTTCCGGTACTACAACGGATACTTGACCGCTATCGTACGCTTTCTTTACATCAGCACGGAACTGAGCGATAGAGACACCGTGTGAAGCTAAGTATGCGCGTGGGTCTTCGTGATCAGTACCTCCTAGTTTTTTCGTTACATCTTCGTGAGTCCAAAGACCTTGTTCGACCGATAGACCGTTATCTTTCAGAATCTTAGCTAGTAATTTAACGTAACGCTCATACGAAGATTTAAATTTCGCTGGATTACTAGATTCAGAAAGCTCAACGTGGACAAATCGTTTATTTGCCGCTGGACCTGCTCCATAGGCGATATATTTCGTATCTGCAATTTGAATCGTTTCGTTCCAGTCTACCGCAAAGTGAACGAAAGCATTTCGCCAAGTCCTAGCTTCATAGTTTCGGATATTAATAGCGGGCGCTTCCAGAGTGGCGGTTGAATGAGCTACTACACCTTCGTACGCACCGACTCCATAGCGATAAGATTGCTTAGGTAAGTCCGGAATGAGCATACGGTTAATCGATTCGGCAAACGCCCCACCCATGAATGAAAAAAAGACTACCATTACGGTAGTCATAGAGATTAATAGTTTGTTAATACGTTTCACTTTACGTCCTCCTTCGTATTTAAAATCTGTTTGATTTCCGTTACATCTTTCGATAGCGAACCAAAAGCTGAGGCTTGCGTTTCAATTACCTCCTGGTTCCTCTCGATTACCGCTTGATATTTACCTTCACGCTCCTTGCTCTCCTTACGTGAATCGAAAAATAACCAAACAAAAAGGACTGCTAAGAGTCCTTGTGATAACGCTAATTTAAAAATTTCTTCCGGCATAAACATCGTCATCCTCCTTTTTAGGTAATAAAAAAGACCAGCTTATGACTGCTCTATTTGCGTTGTATTTTCAGTTGTTTGAGTTTCTTGTGATGGATAATTCCCTGTAAGTGATGTATAACACTCTAAACAAATATTCTTTTTCGCAAACCCCATATCTAGTGCATACAAACGCGCGCCACGTTTACATATTTCGCATCTTGTTGCAATACGGAAATATATCGTTCCATCCGTTTCCCCCCACACTTCTACTTTATTCGCGCCATATAAACCGGCATTGTTTAGCATATCAAAAGGAATTCGCACAAATACTCCGTTTTCGTTTCTTTCTGAATCTACTAACCTACCAGCAAACGGAGCACCTTGCCCTGCTTGTAAGGGATAGCCTTGTAAATCTTTGTAATCATTCATATATTTTCCTCCTAAACGTTAGGTAGCTTGTACCATTGTCCTCCCATTCCCATAAAATAAAACCCATAGCCTTGACCGCCATCAAAGAAACGAATGGACCCAGCTTGGCCCATTTTATTACGCCCTAAATTTATTCCCTGCGTTAGAATAGGTTGATTTATGAATACATCCTTTTCTGTACTTATATCAAAGGTCTGCCCATGAGCAGCTGGACCTATGTTGTTATTTACGCTGCCTATAGCAATTTTATTAAACGGTTGAAGACCATCGGCCCTTTCTGCTGCCGCACGATCCCAGTTATACATGCAAGCATAGTTACCACTAACCAATGTTATACCTGAAACACAAACAGCTCTACCCGCAGAAACTTGCGCATTTGCAGCTGTAACTTTAATTACAATCATATGTTCTTGTGGATTGTAATTGTTCGGAACGGTAAACGTGAAATTATACCTTCTAATTTCACCATAAAATGTAGAGGGCTCTGGAAAATCTTTATATATTTCGTGCCAAATTTTATAACTCACTTCATCCAATGGCGTAACAAAGCATACCTGCAATCGTGGTTTTGCCGTTACACGTACACCATTAATCTGCGCGGTTCTATAATGGGCTGACAATGTATAAGAGTTTCCTGGATGAATCCCGTTTTGAACTTTTGTTTCTGGGTAATTATACGTGTCGACACGGACTGCATTGACCATTTGTTCATAGTTAAATATAAAAGTGTTATTTTCGATCACTACACCATTTCCTTGTACTTTCCAAGGTAGACCATATCCAGCACCAAACCCTTGATAATTGGGGTTACCTATGTTCAATTTTGGAACACTAGAAAAATCATGATCGGCTATTAAATTTCGTTTTGGCATAACGGTTGTTTTCGTTCCCCATTCATCTTCAAAAAGGAAGTCTAACATTTTAATAGTAACTCCGTTGTTATCGATGGTAATTTTATCGCCATTAACTTTGATGATATTCGTATCAATGCCCTTCGCTGTTAACCATTGCACCATTGTATCAGCATTAATAGCAAGCTTTGAAACATCAATTGTTATTTTCTCTGCCGTTTGATTGATAGATGAAATAATATCGCCTTTTTTGACTGTAGAATTAATTTGATTAGACATTAATGTAATAGAGCTTTCGTGCTTTTCCACCATTGCCTTACTTCCAAAACGTCCGTCAGCATCTGTTTTCGAGTAAACATTTTCAGTTTCCGCCTTAAAATCAATTCGGTTAGATTGCTGATTGATTGTAGTTTCCATTTTAGAAACTTTACTATCAAAATCAGCAGTCGCTACTTTCTTGGCAATTTCACCAACAAGTTGGTCATAGTTGGCATAGTCTTTCGGATTCTCCATGAAACTAGAAGGTGTAATACCTTGTTGTAGTTGTGGTTGAGATACCCAAAGTCTACCGTTTTTTCTAATAACCACTACGAAACGTATCGTAGTAACACCGGATGCAGGAGTTGGCATAGTTACACTAACAAATTTCCATGATCCATTAGTCAGTAATGGTACAAGTTGTACGACTTTATTTGTAACCCAGGTAGAACCATTGTAAAATTCAATCATTACAAATGCTGTATTATCTATCGTAGCAACTGCATCTGTGTAGAACCATGCAGATAACACATAATCACCGGAGTTAGGAGATACAGGTAATGATTGATAGAAAGATGCATTTCTATCTACCGTTTGCCCGGACGATTCTAATTTAACGGAATTCATACCGTCATGGTTTCTCGCTGTTTCTGGTACAGCTGTAAAGTTACTGCCGTTTGGACCGACACTCCATTTAGAAATACTTGGTTTTCTGCTTGTTACAACTCCTGTAGTAGCGTTTATTACTCGGTCTTCAAATGCAGCATTAAATAGTAAGTTAGTACTTCCTAATCCACCCACATACTCTTGCATTTGAGTATCTGTTACTTTGGATTTGATTTGATTATTCAACTGTGTGATATCACTCGTGTTTTGTTGAATAACCTCTCCTTGTTTGCCTTGTGTTTGAGATAGAGTTGTAATGGTTTGTGAATTAGAATCTGTTGTTTGTTTAACTTGATTCAAGGTAGTTTGCATTGTACCTTGATTTTTTTGAACGGTTGATACAGTAGAGGTAACGCCCTCCACACTTTTTTCAATCTCGGTTGTTTTCTTGGTGAATTCATCGGTTGTTACTTGATCTTCTGGTGCTGGTGTCCATCCAGTAGCTTTATTCCCCTTTTCAAGTTTGAAATTTCGAATAATGATTTTCGTTGTTTTAGCATCTATCCCCCAAAATTCCAATCTCGCTTGTCCTACGTTATTAGTCTGTTCTGTAATTTTTGTAGTGTACGTAACCCGTTGGAATTCGTCCGTAATTCCTGTGAATATTTGTCTAACAAATGTATATTTAGGTGAACCGTTTTCGCCATAGAACTGAACACGACCTGCCGTTTTATCCGTTGTTGTAATTTTTACATCGAAGCTAAATGTTACAGTTTCACCCGCTAATTCACTAAATATTTGATTTAAGTTATTCTTAAATACTCCATAAGCTGAATTTGAAGATATTTGCGTCGTTTCCCAATATTTCGTATCTGATATTAAATTACGTACTCCTATTTCTTGCTCATTGAAGTTCTTTTCTACACTTGTTAACTTCTCACTAATCTTTCCTGCTTGTTCTTTAATTTCAGTTGTTGTTTGTTTAAGTGATGTTGTATCGGATTGTATATCAGATATCGTTTTTTTCGTTCCTTCCACAGTGGATTCAACCGTATTTAACTTATTACTAATTTCAGTATCTTTTTTAGTTAACGATTCAATAGAAGTTTTAAATCCATCTGCGGTTTGCTCGGATTTCGTTACACGTTCAGTAAGTTTCCCTTGTTCATTTTGAATATTGCTAACAGAAGTATTAATACCCTTAATAGTAGTCTCAATTTCTACCGTCTTTTTAGTAAAATCAGTTGTTGTTACTTGATCTTCTGGTGCTGGTGTCCAGTCTGTAGGCTGGTTTCCAAACTCAATTTTCCACTCCCTAAAATCCACATAAATATCCGCCTGTTGGACCTTTGGAGTTGAAAGGATAAATCTAATTCCAGTATATTTAGACAGGTCATTTGGCATTGTAAGAGTGGTCGATATAGTAGCCCAACTACCATTAACTTCAAATGTTTTATTTCTATCAGGAAATGGAAATTCTGAGCTACCATATAACAGTGCCATCAATGTCATACTCATTGCTTTTGATGCCCTAACTTTGTGAGAGAAAGTAACCTGCCTACCAGCAATGTTATCCGATACGTTTGATAGTAAAAATCCATTATACAAACTAAGCGTAATAGTATCTGTACCTTTTTTAGAGTTCTTAACCCTTAAAAACTTAACTGTACCTTCCGTTTGTTCAGATACATCTATTGGATAGATTGGTGCATTATTAGAATAAATAGCTGGCAATTGACTATTTAGTAATATATTACGAACACCAATTTCAGTATTATCAACTTTCGTTTTAAGCTCTGTTAAAGTCTGTTTTGTTCCATCAGCTGTTGTCTTAATTTCATTCGTTTTTGTTTCAAGTTGTGATAATCCATCATTTGTTTTCGTTAGCTCTGACTTCTCCGCTTTCTGTGTAAGAGCTTCATTCGTTTGACCAATAGATGTATTAATATCCTTGAATTTCTGTACGTTCCCTTGTTTATCAGTTTCGTAAATTTGTTTACCTATGAAACCATCTTTAATTTCATCTTTCGTATAAACACCGGATTTATCAGCCTTATCTTTCAGCTGATTATCAATCCAGGTTTGATCCACTTTGCCATTAACTTGCTTTTGAACATCCACTATTTGTCCAGCTATTTCTTGCGCCTTAACTTCTACACTTTGAACCTTTTGATTTAACTCCGTTTTAGCTGTTTCAATATCTTTCTTAACATCTTTAATACTTTGCTGTAATGGTCCTGTATCAGGGACGACAGGTTCCCACGCTGTGCCTGTCCATATTTTTAAAATACCAGGCTTACCATTGCTAATATCACGCCATAATGTTTTATTTGGTTTGAGATTAGTAGTAGGTGGATTAGCTCCCTCTATGATATCTACAAGGTTTTGATCCATATAATCTTTAGTCTCTTCTGCTATATCCTTTGCCGCTTTACTTTCTTTTTGAGCTTGTTCGGCTGTACCCTTCGCTTCTTCTGCTAACTTTTCTAGTTGTTCTAATAGTTCTTTATTGGCTTTATTACCTAAAGAAGCAAGTACTCTATTGTATAGTTTTCGCATTTCTTCATTCGGATCGGTAATTTCACGATAATCACCAAACGCGTATTTATCTTGTGAAGGATTAGTATGCGATTCGTCACCAACGATTGCACGTGCTTCTAAATAAAGTTTCGGTGTAAATCCAGTATCTTTAATTCGAATTGTATCTCCTTCATTAATTAGCTCGTGAGATAATCCAAATACACGCCCTATAGCTGCTGCTTCTACATCGTAAACAACAGAAGTATTAACGCGTTTTGCGAACTCTGTTTTCATAAGAGTTAAAAGACGTTGCGGTGTCATATTTTGTTCTTCTGTCTCTGGAGAATAGAAGCCAAATTTATGTTTTCCCTTCTCATTCCAACGTTGAAAAGCATCACTATCAGTAATATAAGGTAAACCATCGTTAATTTTCTCAACTGTGATAATAGTATCCCCTTCACCTTTGACGAATCCAACAAGGGCGGTGCAAACATCCCTAGAATGCTCGATACGTCTAACACCGACTAAATCTTTACCTAAAGTTACTTCCTTACCAGTGTCTCTACCGCGTTTTTTCACCATATCCACGTACCAGCTAACAATCTGCGAACCAACTACTTCTACACGGTATTGAATCTCTAAATCGAATAAAGAGGCTATTTTCTTTAAAAAAGTAAGAGGATCTATAATGGTATCGATGGTCATTGTATGGAAACCAGCATACTCTGTTTTTCCGCGTTTCCACTTCGTACCTGCAAGGGCTATATCCATGAATTGATTTACTGTTTTACCTTCTATACGTTGCGGCATGATATAACCGTCTTTCGCTATCTGAACCCATGCTCCAGAAGCACGTACAGTAAGTGATCTATCTCTTGAATCCTTTTCAGCTTCATTATTTATAACGTAAGGAACAATCCGCCCATCACGTACTTCTTTTAATACTAAATTTTGCTGCATAAGTGTCGCTGCATGCTCTGTATTATCAAACACTTTAAACTCTAAAGTATCGATATTGTTCTTAATCTCCCAATGACGTACATCATCCCAATAATCTTGCGGCTGGATATTAGCAACAATTTGATCTGTTTTAAAATCAATGACATGAAGTGTGCCGCTAGGTGCTCTCATCGATATCTCTCCCTATACGTTACTTTGGCTATTCCTACATCGGAAGGCATAATTTCAAGTTTGTTTGACCCCTTGTTAATAACTGGATAATCACTGAATATATCTTTTAGATTAATAGCTTTTTTACCATTGATTGATACAAGACTTCGCTCGGTATCAATAACTACTTTATCTCCAACATCAAAAATATAAGGCGGATTATCTTGGGTATTCATATTGACTTTCCAAATTTTCAAATCATCAATGCTCATATCTGTACAAAACATGTTATCCGAAAATTGACAGATGCTGATTTGAACTTGTGCTACTTTGTCCATATTCACGTTATTTTCGTCTTCCCACACGACAAAACGTTCCGAATCATCCTTTTCGGTATTCCATAAAAACTTAGAAATATACGCTTCCCACCTATTACCGGTACGTGCTAACCACAAACGACCACGATATTGATTCCATGTAGTAGGATGGTCTCCTGGTTCATTTATAAGTACTCGCTCGCTGACAGGTTTCTTTTTGTTGCCGAGTTTAGCGAAACCTGTATTTTGTTCAGCTTGCCAATGGACATCATTCATAGAAATACGAGCTACATAGTCGCTATTTTCATCTAACAAACCAATTTCAACACGCCCCATTTGATCGGGGTGAGAGCTTCTTACCCCAACATACGCTTGCATAATAAAGTCTTGTAGCGGCCCTTGCGGAATGTTCTTTTTGGCTATGCAACCATGCCAACCTCTTATGTTTGTTTCACCTAAATAAACCGGAACTAGGCGTGAGCCTGCATCCACTTTGAACGCTCCGCCTCCAATCATATCTTCTGAATTTGGGACATTAGTCCATCCTACAGTGGTAGACATTTCATCCCACATAACACGTTGATTTCTCTCAACAGGCACCTGATCCATTCTAAGCGGCCATCCAATACGAAAATAATTATCTCCATTCCATACATCAAGAAAAGTGGAGGGTTTCGTTACTTCAATTTCAATAATTGGGTTAGATTCGACGCTCCCTTTGTTTTGAATATTCGCCACTAGCCCACGCTCATCCGCTTGAAATTCTACGGTTTTAGTAGGTCCTAATTTATAAGGATTTAAACATATAATTGTAATAGTTGCTTGATGAATATTTGATTTTTCAAGATTTTCTTCAACTGATTCCTTAATTCCGTAATACACAAAATCAGGTTCATCTGTGAATGTAATTTTTACAGGTTCGTCTGTATTTAATAAACCATTTAATTCGTCTATCCGTTTTCTTAGTTCAAAAAGAGAGACTCCCTTAAGAGAGAAATCTACTTCTAATACTCTCTTGGGAGTCCTTTTATCTAAAAAATATGAACCAGGACGGTGAGGTACTGTTAATTCGTTAATTTCGTCACTTAAAATTCCGCGACCTCTTATATCATTAACCATAAAAAAACCTTGATCGTAGTTCTCCTCAAAATATTTCTCCAAATCTATCCCATTAAAAACTAGCAAGCTACCGCCCTCCTTTAAAATACTTCTCTACGTCTTTTAACCGCTTCTTGCTCACCAGTAATATCATCAACAAATCTTGCAAACTCCTGCTTACCTATTTGTATGTTAATATTCGCCGGTTCCTTATTTCTAGACGGTTGGTTTTCGTATTGACTCGGCTTATACATGCTTGGTGTAGGTTTAGCCGAACGGTAAACACCTAGTCCGTTAACACCTCTCGGTATGGAAGCACCTGTATCCACCGCTAACATTTCCGGCTTCATCCAATCAGACATCTGTTGCGTCGTACGTTGCACCGAACTTTTCATTCCGTCAACCCCGTTAATCCAACCTTGCATCATGTTTATGCCGATCATGTCGCGCATCCAACGCGAAGGAGAGTGAATCGAAAATAGTCCGGTAAGCTTGTCCTTAATACCGTTACCTATCTCGGCTACCTTGTCCCAAATACAACTAGCCATCGAAGTTATGCCATTTAACATACCTTCCATGATGTTCTTACCGATATCCATTAGGTTAATCCCTTTTAAGAATGATATTATGTTATTCCATATGTTCGAGATTGTATTAGACATCGCATCTAAGATACTAGACGTTGCGGAACTAGCTGCATTCCAACCCGCAGAAATGATATTCCCTACCGCTGAAATTACTGATGAAATCACATTACGTATTCCCTCGAATATAGATTTGACTACATTCCATACCGCATTTAATACGCTAGAGAAAATTGATTGGACTAAATTCAATCCGTTACGTACGATTACACCTATCAAAGAAATCGCTCCATCGATAATACTCTTTATTAACGACATTACATTTGATGTAATTCCCTTAACCGCGTCCCATGCACCACTCCAATCGCCTTTCAATATAGACGTAAATAGTTTGATAATGTTCGTGATGATGCCGATAACAGATTTAATAATACCCATTACCGCTGGGAATACGGCCTGCACAATTTGTAAAATGAATTGAATCGCTGGAATTAATACGCCTTTAATAATCTCGGCTGCACCTTGTAACAATGCTGAAATTATAGGGATTACAGCCTGAATAATTGCTTGAATTACCGGAAAGACCTCTTGCACCGCTTGTAAGATAAGCGGAACTACAGTCGTAGCAATTATCGTTATAATCTCACCGAACAACTTAATAATTTCTATGATTATAGGAATAGCCGTCTCAATAATCGATTGAATGATAGGAAATACCTCTTGAACAACCGAAAGTATGACCGGTATCATCTCTTGCGCTACAATTACAAGAATTTCACCGAAAGTTTTTATAAACATTACCCATACACCAACCGATGTTTGAATAACGTTTAATATCGCAGGAAACACTTCTTGTGCTACTTGTGAAAGCATCGGCATTACTTCAGCCGCTAATTCTGAAAACATTTGAGATAACTCCTGAACTACTTGCGTAATTGCAGGCATGATTTCAATCGTTGTATCAGCGAATAGTTTCATTAAATCCGTAACCATAGGCATGATTAATTGAATGTTTTCTCCGAATAACTTAAATAAGTCCATTGCTACCGGCATTACTTGTTTTACAACGTCTCCAAAAAGACTCATGATAGTCGTTCCTAATTCACCAAATGCCGCACCTAACTCTGCAAATGCTGGCTGTAGCGATGCGAAGCTTTCCATGATGACTTGACCCGTCTTTTGAAACTCTGGTGCTAACGGCGCGAATGCGTCGATAAAACCTTGTGCTAATGAAGTAATTATCGGCATGATGACGGAAGCAACCGTGCTAAATACACTCTGAATCGATTCCCAAGCTGACATTAACGCTGCTTTTGCCTGATCATTCGTATTCACAAGTTTAAAAATCGTAGCGCCTAATGAAGCGACAATAGCGATAACCCAACCGATAGGACCAGATACACCTAAAAACGATAATCCCAAACGTACAATTAGCGGTGTTAATGTAGCGATTGTGTTACCGATTGATGAGAATGATGCTTTTATAAAATCTACAACCGGTGAAATCGCTGCCCCCATGCCCGAAAACTTAGCGGTTAATCCTTCAATAGCTGAACCGAAAGCTCCACTTATACTCTGGCCGATACCGCTTAACGTAGCGGTTACAGAACTAAAAAAGGCAACTATCGCAACGCCCATCGCTGTAAATTTAGCGGGGATTGTTGCAAGATACGCACCGAATGAGTCAAATGCCGCTTTCATAGATTCTACGGCTGATATAGTTGTAGTTTTAATCGATTCCCAAGCGCTATTTACTGCGTTACGGAATGTTTCGTTGTGTTTGTATAGGTGGACGAGTGCCGTTCCTAGTATGGTTAAAATTGCAATAGTTGCACCAATAGGTCCCGTTAGAAATGTGAAGGCAGCTCGTAATCCCACCATTGCCGCACTCGCAAGTTTCGCGACCATTGTACTTTTACCTAGCCAACCGACTAACGCACCAAACGCTGTTATTGTGGCTCCTATACTACTAATAAAAACTCCTAGTACCGCCATGAAGACTGTAAATACTGAAACGGCTGTAGCTACTGTAGCAATCACTGTTTTCATCGTCGGAGATAACCCATTAAATCCATCAGCTAATTTCTTAATAACGTCAGCAACAACCGAAATTGCGGGCGCTAATGCATCTGTAAATGCGCGAGCTGCTACGTCAATAGACGACTGCATCTTAACAATTGCACCTGCCCAACCTTCAAGCATTGAGTCCGCTGCTTTTTTCGAAGCACCATCCGATTTAATGAGAGATTGCGTTAATTTATCGATTTTCTCCGGGCCTGCTGAAACAAGTGCCATCATACCAGAAACAGCTTCTGTACCGAATATCGTAGCTAACGCTGCACCTTTTTGAGCGCTTGTCATTCCGTCCATACCCTTTTGTAATTCACCGATAATTTGGGAGAGTGACTTCATATTACCGCTACTGTCAGTCGTAGTAACGCCTAACTCTTTCAGCATATTCGCCGCTGCTTTCGGCGGTTTAACTAAACGGAGCATTGCCGATCTTAACGCTGTACCTGCCGTTTCACCCTTGATACCCGCGTTAGACATAATACCGACGGATGCTGCAAGTTCTTCCATTCCAATACCCAACTGTGCTGCCGGACCTGCCGCGTACTTAAAGGCATATTGCATATCGTACACGCCTGCGGCGGTTGCATTTGCTGCTTGAGCAAGGACGTCCGCTACGTGCCCACTATCCTTCGCTTCCATACTAAATGCATTTAATGCGGAAGTTATCGTATCAGCTACCATACCAAGGTCCTCACCCGACGCTGCTGCCGCTGATAAAACACCAGGCAATGCGTCAGTTGCTTGCGCTGCTTCGAATCCTTTCGCCCCTAGTTCCGCATACGCCGCCGCTACTTGTCCAGTTGAATATACGGAGCTAGTCGCCATTTCTAAGATATCTTTCTTAACTTGTCCATATGCACCGCCTGTAAGTACGGCCGCTTTTCTTGTTTGTTGCTCGAATTCCATCGAGTTTTTAATCATGCTTCCGAAAGCTTTACCGGAAGCATAAGCGAGTGGTGCAAACGCCGTCGTCATGTTTTGTCCAACTGATTGTATCCTACGTCCCATTTCTTGTGCTTGATTACCTACGTTTTGAAACGTCCGTTGCCAACCTGACATATCAGGCGGTGGCGGAGGTGCGGGTCTAGGTATCGGCGGTGGGGACGGAATATTAGGAGCTGGTATATTAATTGGCTGACTTACCGCTTGATGAAAATTACGCCAAAGCTGGGTTGCTTGTGTTAAGCTACTCCGTAACGACGATATATCAGCTAATAACTGCACTTCTACTCTGTTTTGACTAATAACTATTCACCTCCCTTTCCGTTTTGACGTAACGCCCGTTCGATATCATCGAATAAAGACTCATTGGCGTGAATTTTTTTCGTAAGTTGCTCACGCTCTTTTTCTCTCGCTTCTAACATTCGAGCATTTTCAGGACGCTTGTATATGTCATCTAAACTCTTAACCTTATCGCTTTGAGCATTTCGGTAAAACAAAGCTTGAACACTAGCAATTTCATAGGTATCTAGTAAACGCTCGCGGTATCCGGTAAGCATAATGTGGTATTCTTTAATGCTTAACTGTTTCGATTCAAGCGTTGACATTCCGAAATATCGAAAACAATCGGCCTGTAAATCATCAACGTTTATTCGTACAGACTCTCGAACGCTTTCTTCTGATCCTCGCCCATGCTCGCTAGTAATTTGTTCACTGTTTTCTTGAAGAAAAAACTATTTAGAACTACCGCCTTATTTACCTTTAAGATGTCATCGAAAGATAACTCCTCAGACAGTAATTGACGTTCAATTTCTTCCTCAATATCTTTTCGTGTAATACCTTCTCCTGTATGGATCAATGCGTAATAAATTACATCAACGAAATCTTCAAGACCGCCTTGCATCGCTTTTTGGACAAACTCAAAAGGACCGCCGTTTCCATCGATTAATTTAATTGCTTCAAATCCGTATTTCAGTTCATGTTCTTTCCCTTTTACTTCAAAACGTGTATATGTTTTAGCCATCTATAAAAACCTCCGTTAATTTTATTTTCGAAATTAAAAAAGACGAGCACTTAAGCCCGTCCTATCTATGCGCTAGGTTTATCTGCGATATCTCCGTCAGGAGCGCCTGGTGGAACCGTTGCGACCTTACCTACGGACAACCCGCCGTTTAATTTTGCTTCGATAGAGTACTTCGAGAACTCTTCGTTTTCGTGCGATAGTTCCACACTGCTTAACATGAACGTACCACTCTTCGATTTGTACTCACCTGCTTTCGCACTACGTAAAGAAACTTCGTGAATTTTAACGAGTTTTTTATTTGTAATTGCTTCTTCGATGTAGTCTAACGCTTCGTCACCTTCTGTACTCACGCCCTCAATAGATACTGATTGCGTTACATCACCATAATCTGAACCGCTTTTATCTTTCGTCTTCAACTCGATTTCGCCCGCTTCGATAGAGCGGGAGCCTGACGTCTGGTTAAATAGTCGAACTGTTTTACTAGCGCCTTCTGTTTGTGGAATATCGATTAAATATAACGTTTCTTTACCCTTAAATTCCGGTGAGCCTGCCATTTAATTTCCTCCCTAGTTTCGTATAGTTATCGTGATAAAACTGCGGTGTTTCGCCGTTACTTGCGTCCCATCTTCCTGAGGAATTGGTTCGAACGACGAAACTTCCGCATATAAAAAACCGACTAGCGTAGGTGCCTTCGAACTTGTGTCATACAAGTTGATAGGTCGCCTTTCTAGTCGGTCGATGATTCTATCTTGTAATTCGTTTCGGTTTGATACTGTATCGGAATACACTCCGATTTGTATTAGATGGTTTCGTGCGTAATTATCCTTTGAATACCTGTCGATTGTTCCCGTTAAAGACTCAATCGTTAGAAACGGCTTTGCTTTTCCAGTTAAAGAAACACCGTCATATACCCAAGTAGTAGGTGCGAATTCATCTAATGATTTCTTCAGCGCATACATTACGTCATTTATTGTATACATCGCTATAAACCTCTCGCTGTTCGTTGCACCGTTTCTTCCAAGTCAGAAACTAACGGTTGCTCGCCTTCGAACATTGTCTTACGCATGAATCCTTTTTTCGTTTTATGTGTGTATTCTTGAACGGCTGCATATTCGACTTCTGATCCGTAAGACCATCCCGTTTTATCTCCGTTGAAAGCTTTCACACTTGGTGGAATACTTCCCGCTAAATTACCTGATTCAACAGGCGCTCTGTTAGAAGCTGTGTTCGCTTGTAGCCTCGCATGTTTCTCTACTGTATTAGCAACTGGTGTTTTATAATGATCAGGATTAGCCATGCGGTAAATATCTCCCATACCTTTAATCCTCGCGCTGACTTTCATTAAACCACCCTCTTTACGACTACTTCTCGACGGTTAATTCCACCTAGTCCTCGTTCATCAACAAGTATAATTACGTATTTGATGCCGTTTCTTTCGAGGTACTCGACGTTATTCAAATCGATATCGAGTCGAAAAGTAACGAGTGCTTCACCTTCTTTTACGTCAGTACCTGCGAATTTCACGTTATCTTCTAGCGTGAAATTTTTCCAAACGACTTGCACTGTTTCGCTTAAAGGCACACCGCCAATTACTTCGCCTGTAATCGGGTCTTCTTCCGTATTGCCTTTTCGCCATAGAATAATAGATTCACGTCTATTTTGTTCGATTAATTCACGATTGGCTCGAATTTGTTCGATGTCTTTTTCGGTTAACACTCGTTACTCCTCCTCACCGATAATGTAATTTAAACGAGATGAACACTGAGGATGCGGACTAATCAATTGAGTTAGCAAACTTTCAGGTATCTTTTTCGGATATATACCCGGACCTAATCCGTAAGCGTCACGCCTAGCTAACTTGTAACACATATGCCGCGAGTGGTACCGATGTCGATGCCCGTTATCTACAATCTTGTAACCTGTAACGATATCACTCTCGTTTCCGTTGTAGATCGTGGCTGCTCGGTGCGTGTTATTACTCTCCGTAATTGCTACACGTTCGATTTTCCATTTCTCGTTATCATGTATTTCTCGTATTTTCTGAGAAATTGAACTAATGCTTTCACCTTTGAGTACAGCCGGCCGTATTACCTTCGTTAATTCTGCTCGCATGTCACCTGCTAGATTCCACACTCGATCAGACAGGAGTAACCCATCCTCACCTCTCCGCTTCAGCATGTATCTTACAACTTGCTGATTTACAGAATCTAAAGCCGTTACGTTTAACGGAGTTTCTGCAAGTCTAGAAGTCGTCCATTTCGCTGTATCATCGATTACTTTTTCGAATGACACTCCTGCTTTCTTGCGAAACTCCTTTTCGTAATAGTCTAAATCCCGTAACAAAGCGTTTAATCTACCTCGTTTAATTACACCGTCTTTTTGGTAGTCGTTAATTAAGTCCAGTAAAAAAAGACGAATTAGCATAATAGCGCCTACCGTCTCTTCTACTTGTTTTTCATTTTCTTTTTCGTATTGCTTGGATATCTTACCCAGTACTTCGTCAAATTCACCTTGTAAATCGCTCATGGACGATCAACTCGTTTTGCAATTCGAAAGCTAGAACCTGTACCATCATATTCCGTTCGTTTGCTACGCCATAATTCATAATAGTGTTGCGCCAAGTCACGGTAATTCTTCGATACACTAGACTTATCTACGCTTTCTTCACCGTCTGTATATTTAAACGAAGATGCTTCGGCTGTTGCTTTCGCTATTAAATCAACGTAGCGATAATAGAACGTAGCTAATTGTGCTTGTTTCTCGTTAAGAACAGTTAGCGACGTAAAGCCATTCGCGATTAATGCTTCTTCGAATAACGAATCGTCGGCTTGCAACCGTTGTTTCAATTCTTCTACACTAATAAAACCTTCCGTCGCCATAGCCGTCACCCCTTTTATTCTTCCTTAGGTTTTGTACTACGCTTGCGTGTAGCGGGCTTTTTCGGTGCTGACTCGCCTTTTTCACCCGAAACTGCTTGCGTTTCAATAATTTCGACGTAACCAATCGACGCTAAGTAAGCCGCCGATTTTTCGTCAATTTCGATCTGTGAGCCGATACTGTGTCCATCCACTATGCCACCCACTACTTTAACTTTAGTCATTATTCAGCCGCTACGTCAGCGTGGAATAATAGCGATGGTTTTTCAACAATTGGGAAGCCTGCTGCTGCTACACGAAGTACAGATTCGATTGGCTCGAATTTATCATAAGCGCGTAAATCAATACCTGGTTTGTAGTCATTTTCTACAGTTGGACCATATACGAAATTACCAAGTCCTTGAGCAACGAATACGACACGATACTTAGGCATGAACTCGATTACTTCGTCTTGTCCTGTGTAAACGTTACGTACTGTAACCTTGCGTTGTTCTACGATTTGAATTGGTGGTAAACCATAACCATCTAAAACATCGTTAACTTCCGCAACTGAAACGCGTGCAACTCCGTCTTTCGCTACACCACGAGCTTCAGCGATAATCCCTTTATTCTTTTGTAATAGTGCTTGTGTCTCACGAGTCATTAAGATAACATCAGCTTTTTTCCCATTCGTATCAACGTATTTATCGTTCCACTCAATTAAGTTTCCTAAAGCATCGGCATCAACGTTAGTCCATGCTTTCGTACCAGTTAAAGCAACTTTATGTTCGTTTGGGATACCATAGTCAACTACAATTTTCACGCCATTTTTGTTGTAATCGAATTTACCTTTGGTAATAGCCTCTAATTTCGCAATATCAACACGACGTTGTAATGCTTTTACTAAGTCAGCACCTTTAACGATTAACTTTTCAATCATCGCTTTGTGTTCGGCGTCAGAACGTGACTGATTTAACGCAAGTAATTCTTCCTCTGTAGCGATATATTTAAGTCCCATTTTTGCAAGTTCGCCCATTTTAGAAGCAACTGCATCACGGTCAACTACTGGTGGTTCTGCACCGTAACCAATCATAGCTGCAATATGGTTCGTTTTCTTAATTACATCGTAAGCAAACGTTGTAGAAAAGATTTGATCATTTGGTAAGAAACGGTCTGCCAACGACGGTGCGTCTTGTTTTTCCTTCTCCAATGCATCAACCAATCCGCGAAGTGCGGGCTTTTTAAATTCCTTTAATTCTGCAATACCTGCCATTAATATTCCTCCTCAATTTCCCGTAAAAATTTATAATAAAAAGCCGCTTTATTAGCGACTTGATTAGATGTGTTTTACGTATCGAATTAGTGGTGTTGCTTTTTTGAATGTTTCTGTAACACCAACAAGTTTTGATTCGTATACTGAACCTCGAACAATTACTTGACCAACTACCCCGTCATTTTTGCCATCGCAATCCCAATCAATATCAAGAATCGCAAACTCATCGAACCCGGTTGGTAGCGCTCCTTCTGAACCGTCTTTATAAGGTTCAAACTTACCTGTAGTTATGTTACGAGCAATAGTCGTACCACACTCAACGTATTTTGCACCGAATTTAGTAGCGTCTAGTGTCGCCCCCCCTTCGATATACTGCAAGTGTTCACTCGCTAAAATGTTTTTACCCCTTTTAAACGGTTGTTCTGTAAATTTCGGTGTGTAAACTGGCATTAATATTCCTCCTCAATTTTTCTTATAATTTACCGTCGGCTTTTAATTTCGCGTATAAATCGCGGCCAACGTCTGCTAAATCCTTCAGTTCTGGATTGCCTCTTTTTGGATTACCAGGCGAAGGATCGGCGCCACTCCCTAAAGGTAAAACTACTGATTTTACGGACTCTAGTGATTGCTTTAATTCTTCGTCCGATTCGCCTTTTAACAGGTCTTTGACTAAAACAATTTGTTCCGGCGCATAATTTGCCCCTGCTAAAATCGCTTCTTTCTTTGCATCTACTGCTTTTGTCTTTTGTTCTTCTACTTGTTGTTGTAAGTTTTCATAAAGCGCTTTGTACTTCTCTTGTTCCTCTAATTTCTTACGTTCTGCTTCCTGGCGTTCTTTTTCCGCCTTTTCATCAGCTTCAGCCTTCGCTTTTGCCAATGCTTCGTCAATCATACGCTGAACATCTTCGTCAGTATGTTTTGGTGTAGGTGGCTCAGGCGGAGTTGGCGGGTCTTGTGGACCGCCAGGTTCAGGATCTGAAAAGTGTTGCAAATTCCCTAGACGTAATCTGAATGACGCTTTCTTTTGATCAATTAATCTCATTTATTCACTACCTCCATACGGATCAGTTTTTTGTATTCGAAGTTGCTGCTCGTTTGAAATCTCCTGTTTCTTAGCTGTGATGTTTTCTACACCTAAACGATTCATCGCTCCGGCAATAGATTCAAATCCTGCGGACGTTTCTTCTGTAAGTAATTCGACTAATTCCTTACGATTATCTGGTAAAGGAAGAATAAATCGAATCTCATTGTCGTAGTTATCACCGATTGCTTTCACTACTTCTCGGTCGTATCCAAATTTTTGACGGTCAGCCCTTGCTTGTAAGTATCGGATTGTCTTTTCATGTAATTCTTCTAAACGCGGCCCCCATGATAACCAATGCTCTTCGGTTTCTTGAATAATATCGTGGAACAATACGTGCAATGTTTCGCTATTTAATCCCCCGAAGTTCATTTCAGAAGGTACGATTTGTGGTAACGAGGTGATTTCGTGCAATGCTCCTTTTACCCTTGCGTATTGATCTTTAAATGCCTCTTTCCAACGAAAGCCACCTTCAACTTTCTTAATATCAGGATTCAGTCCGTTCATCCCACCTTTTGCTTCGAGCACTGCACCAGGTGCGATTCGCATCTTATCGGCAGTTCCATCAGGTACGTTAAACAAAGCCGTCATCGAGAACATTTCAAATTTAAGTGAATCAAGTGCATCTTCATTCATACGATTTAATACGTCCGTTTGCTCTTTCATATCGTCAACTTCCGTGTTATTTGCTTCAGAGGCACTCAAATCATTTACCGGAAACAATACTACTGGAATGAAGTCGATACCCATTGCCTTTTTAGGTTGAATTTCCTTGACAACTTTCAGGGTTTTATCGTAATAAGCTTCTTCCAAGTAGCATTGTCCTTCTTCGAGACTAAACGTTTGTTTATAGATAACTTCCTCATTGTTTAGACTTTTAAAGTTAACAAAGTGTATCGCTTCTAATTCGTCATAATCATCGTCCGAATAAATCGGGATTACTTCCGTATCTGGGCGGAAAACCCACTTGATTTTACCGTTAGTCGGGTTAAAAGCGATTTTACAAGCGACTCTACCGACGATTAAGCGATCACGTGCTGCTTGAATCAGCTTTTCACGCATCTTATTTTCTTTCCATATCTTGTATAACAATTTTTCGTAATTATCTGCTCGCTGGTTTTCGGCCATCTGTGCTTCAGAAGGTTGATAGTCCATTTGTAGCATTTCTTCGATTGAATCAATCCTCATTGGTGATACAGAAATACCGTGTTTACCCGCCATTTGCCAACGTGCTTTCTCATTAATCATGACTTTAAAGTAATTCGTAGCGTAACGCGTCGGGTCATAATCTAATCCATCCGGACGTGGTAGTTCTCTAGCCTTTACAAGTTGTCCGGTATTAGGATCAACGTGTTGCTTTCCGTCATAATATTCGTAGTAACGAATTTGTCTATTGATTCGGCCCCAGGTTTCTTTTCCGATAGCTTGTTGCCATGGTGAAAATAATAATTCGTCCATATCAGTCGGATTTAATATGTTGTAATCTGCCATAGGTAGATTCATAAGTTACCTCCTTTCTATCTCATTCTTTTTCCAGTCGTCCTTACTACTACGTTACTACTGATACCTGTTGAAACCGCCATGTGCAGAGCATCCGGCCCGTCATCATGATTATGATTCGGATACATTTCTAGCATTTCGAGTAGTAAACGCTGATCTCGTTTAAATCGAATACGCCCAGCTTGAATGTCCGGTAATAACGATTCAATACGTAAGGCCTTACGTGTTCTTTGTTTGATTTGTTTCATACGAGTAGCCGACGGATAGCCAGATTGTTGTAGTGCTTGAGATAGCTTGTCCGCAAACCATTCTTGCGCTTGCTGTGCCTCTACTGCAATGCCCGAATATTGATACTGAAGCGATTTCTCTACTGCTTTTTGTAATAAGATATCGGGATGCACACGCTCAATAAACGTGTCAACGACATAAAAAATACCGTTAGATGAACGTCCAACGGTCAAAATAACGGAATAATCGCCTTTTTCCTTACCCATAGCGAAATCTATCCCGCAAAAATATTCTAATTGCTTGTTTTCTATATCCTTATCAGTCCAGTACGTGAAATATTCGGGTTTGAATACTTGCGACTCCTCATCGACAGGGTTCCCAAGGTATTCTTGGTTGAACGCTCGAGCACCCATCGATTCACGTTTTTCCATGAAATATTTATAATCATATGCTTGTGGCCATAGTACTTTTGTACCACGTAGCATCTCTTCTTTATTTGCTTCGTAAAAGACGTTGGCTTGATCTACTGCGTCTTTTTCGTCTGCATTGTAGAGCTTTCGCCACTCTTCCCATAAATCTTCCCGCTCTGACCACGATAAAATAGCCGGGAATTTACGTGATATAAAATCTTTACGCTTAGTTAGTACGTGGTTCAGCAACGAATCATAATGAACGATAGTTCCCATATAAACGCAAATACCACCGAAACCCAGCGCTTCAATCATCTCTGAACGGAACCAATGCAAGTTTTTCGCTCGCAACTCCGGAGTATTCGTATTTTCTCCGCTTTCTAAGTCATCAAGGATAAATAGGCCTGGGCGCTCAGATAAATGACGCAAACCACGCATCTGAGTCCCGATACCTTTCGCTTCAACTTTTGTACCAGTAGACGTAATAAATTCATATTTGTTATCGACTTCATTCATAGACGGCTTTGGATGTAATATTCCACCGAAATCCTCACGTAGTTTTTCGTTAAACTTAAGTTGGTTTACCGTCCATTTAATGAAATCACCTGCTACGTCTGTAGTTTCGGAAACTTCTACGATATATTTCTGTAATCGATAAACTACTTGGTGACACAAATAAGAATTCGAAAGGTAAGCGGTTTTAGCATGACGTCGCCCTACCGACCAACCTACGTTACTTTTCGTTACTCCTTCAGTGATATCGTCAAGTAAAGAACAAAGCGTTACGTGGAAATCAGCTGCGTTTTCTAACGTCTGTCCCGCCGGAATTAAGTTCGATTCGTTATCAGGGTTTAGCTCGTCGGAAAAGTATTCGTAAGTAAAACGTAGTACGTCGTGTTCGCAGTCGTGTACTCGTTGTAACTTTTCTAATTCATCCTCCAACACTTCCCATTGTGTGAGATCGTGCTCTAATAAATCGCCTTTTAAAGCGAGTCTTTCATATTCTTTTCGTAATAATAAACGATCATTTATCGCTTGTTGGCGTTCTTGCCTAGCCAACCATTTACCATCAAGCCACGCCATTACTGACCGCCGCCCGTACGCTCTTTTAAGCGGGCAAGACGTTCTTCCATCGTTAAGCCGCCATCCGCTGATTCCGTCTTAACTTCTTGTTTATCGACTAGTAAGCCGCCGAATTTATAGAATAACTCAATACCTTTCATCGAACCTTGGCCCTTTAACATCATATCAAGATGTTTTTGCATTACGTCAGGTAGATGCGACATAAAAGCGTCTGAGGAAAGTAAATTGACGTACTCAATAAAGTTACTATCACGATGACGCCACGTATAAAGTTGGCGCGTGCTGATGTTCGATTTTTCAGCAATTTCTTCGAGGTTTAATCGAACTTGTCCGTTTTCTTTTGCTCTCGCTAATTCCTCCGGATCATCAATTGTATTTGGTTTCGGTAAGAATTTATTAATCGATAACAAAGTTGCTGCCATAATTTGTTCACGAGTAAGTTGCGTCTCAAGGCGTCGTTTTTTATCGCTCATGTAACGCCCTCCTTTCCGTTTTAAACACAAAAAACGTAGACAAAACTCTAACGTTTCGACTACGTAAGTTAATCGTAGTGTATTTGTATTCGTAATAGATTACGCTTATAGATTTCGAGTAAGTTATCGGGTGCTTTCGTTAGACCCGAGGTTTTAAGATTTGTAAGAAATCGTTCGGGACCTGCGCGCCGTCGTTCATTTCGAACGCCCCCGGGCTATTTAACCCGCTTCTTTTTATACATTATTTTATTCATTGTTAGTTTACATAATTCACGTTATATGAAGTAATCACTTCGGTTACAAACACGCATAAACCGTTTCATATCAACGTTTGTACTACTTACCGTTACTGCATACTATTTATATCGTTTATGCATAGATTACAAACGTTGATATCATGCGATTTATTCATCGAGTGTATAAGGGAATAATGTATACGTTATACACTGTCGAGGGTTGATGTTTTCGACGTGTCTCCGTCGTGAAGGCGTCGACTGGTAATTCGGAAATACATGGCGTTGTGTTGACGTAATACTAACCGAGTTTCTTCCTATTATATAGAACGTTATTTACCGCTACATCACACATGTTCCGATTCCGCTTGTTAGTTCGTAAGTATATACGTTACCTGCGGGGTCATGTTCGAAGGTTACACACATTGCAATTAGCTTATATACTTCGTTATGTACCGTATTTACTTCGGTCACTAACGGCTTCCTATCGTTAATAGAATCGGTTAACCAACCGTACTCACCTCCTGTTAGTACTTCGACTTTGAAATAAGCGCCAGAATAATCACAACGTAACATAGCGTCATCACATGCGTACATTTCACCGGGCTTAATTTCGATATCACCGTCTAATACATCGATGTCTATATCGTTAATCTTTAGTTTAGATATCTTCTCCATATATGACGCTCCTTTCTCCGTTAGCTAAAAGATAAAATACATAAGATCTTGCATCCGCCTTTTCCGCTTCGCTCCAAAGCCGTCTGCTACTATTATTTAATTACTTCACCGATAAAGTACTTATTATCGATAATATAATTAATTACTATAGTAGCGACGAGTGGAGGCGATAGCCGGAACCGAAGTCGCAAGGTTTTGATTCTCTTTCTTACGTATTAATTACGTAACAAGATAAAGAGAAGAAAATCGCCTAAAACCACCTCTAACCGTTGTGGCTCTAAGGCGCAAGGCGATTTCAATAGGTAGCGTTTTCGTCACACGTTATGGGGTAATAGGTATCGTTTTCGTCACACGAGAAATTCGATAGGTTCGATTTCGGTCATCTATGTTGTCAAAACGATACCTATTTGCGTAGCTTCGATAACTCCTCGAACTGTTTACGAATGATTCTCGTATACTCATCTTCGCTATCTTTACGGAACATAATATCGGGGTGCACTAAATACGTCTCTGAACGATGTGCTCTTTGTTGCATAATGACGCCTGCATTCCGTAAATGTACCATTAACCTCGATACTGTTTCCGGTTCATGTCCGATCTCACTCGCAAGTCCGTCACGATTCAGATGCTTTATTTCCTTAGCGTCCTGTTCATTTGGATTGCTACATAAGTAATACGTTTGAAAATGAAAGAACGGTAGAATCTTATACAGTAAACCGACTTCATTTAAATCGAGATCAGCTACGATTTCTTGCGTTTTCACCTGGTAGAGTTTCGTAAATGACTCGCCATCCTTAACGTCGCCCATCGTATGAAAGTTAGCACTGATAGAATAAACGTTGCTACGCCCTTCTTTTAAAACGTGAATAACGCTTAACTCCTCTAAGCGAGTCAATATCTTAGTAGTAGCGACTTTACCACGCTTAAATATGCGCTGGATGTCCATCTGTTTTAACGGCTTACCATTCTTAATTAATTTACCGTCACTCTTAAAACGCAAAAAAGGCAAGAGCTTTATAATCGCTCCTGCCTCGGTTAATGTTAATCCCGTAATGACTTCTCGGATAGGGTCGTGATAACTTGCTACCCAATTCTTACCTCGTGATAATAAACGATACTGTTCTTTTTCAATAGCACGTTTATATCCTTCGGCTTGCTTACGGTTAACTAGACTATATTCTTGTGTACGGTCTTCACCAGTAGTTACATCGATAATTCTTAAAGTAGTCATTAATTACTCACCGCTTTCTGCGCTTCCTCTAATTCTCGAAGTGCTTTCGTTGCGGCTTTCGCTTCTCTTTGAATCGCTTTTAAACCTTTAATCGCTTCTGAAACGTCTAGTTCTACGCTAATCTGTAAACTGTTTAATGCGTTTAATTCGCGTGATTTAGTATCCGCCATTTAATCGACTCCTTTTAGTTATAAATACGAAGGGGTGGAATTCACATTCGTTTCCCTTTATAGAACCACTATAGTGGATTAACCGCTTGGTCTGTAGTAAACTTCCGTATATTTGGAAGTCGAATAATATTCCACAAGGGGTTCATAACGTATAGATAACTAACGAGATAAAGATTAGTAGTGTTCCATAAAATTCACTTAATAAAAAAAAAATAACCGCCAGAGATGGCGGCCTTATTCGTCTTCATTCGCAGAATTATACGGTTGGTATTTCTCCCGTAACACCACTAACTCCTTACGTTTCTCCTCGACATCCGCACGCAAAAACAAACTAACCTTGTCCAACTTTTTCACAGGCGTTATCTTCCCCTGCTTAATTAACTGACTCATACGTGCACGTGTGATACCTAATATTTCGATAGCTTCAGGAGCCGTAAGGACTTCATTACGTACGAAGTCCTCGACTTCCTGGCGTGAATTTAAGTTGTACTTCACTTACGCATACCTCCTACTAAATCCTTGGCGACTACTACGATTGTTATTATTATCGTGATCATCGTTATTACATCGGTAAATGTATTCTGCCACATTTGACGGATTCCAATAACAGCGAAACACATTAATATTAACGAAAATACGAACGTTTTGTTATTCTTTTTCATTTTGTAACTAGACGTGTTATAATTTTATTGAGAAGCGAGCGACCAACTCGCTTCTCCTTGCTTAGTTCTTCGGTTATCTTACTCGTCGTCTTTTTTCGAAGCTTGCGCGACAACCCAAGCGATTGAAACGATGAAGTAGATAACTTGAAGAACTTTTATCATATCGTCTAGCATTTTCTCACCTCCTTATACTTATACTATACCAAACCTATTAACATATATAAAGTGATTAAAGAAAATAAATTGGATTAATTTACAAAAAAAGAGCACCTAAAATAGGCGCCTGAAGTGACCCCTAAAAGTTAGACACGGTTATTTCATTAGGCAGCTTGATAAAAGTGAGTCCGGTATTGTACCGGGCTCATTTTTAATTTTGCCTTAATCCGTTTCGTATTATAATAATCTATATATTTTTCTAATTCTATTTTAAAGTGCTCTACATTTTCAAATTCTTTTATGTAGAGGAACTCCGACTTCATAATCCCAAAGAAATTTTCTATTACTGCGTTGTCGTAACAGTTGCCTTTTCGAGACATACTCTGGACGATAGCTCTTGATTCAAGAGTACGGACGTACTGTCTCATTTGATAATGCCATCCTTGATCCGAATGCATCAGTAGCTGGTGCGTTTCAGGTAAACGTTCCAATGCTTTCTCTAACATGTCTGAAACAAGCGAATACGTCGGTCTAGAACCAATTGTATAGGTAATAATTTCACCATTATACAAATCTAATACAGGTGATACATACAGTTTTTCTCCAAACAATTTAAACTCTGTGATGTCTGTTACCCACTTTTGATTCGGTGCATCTGTATGAAAATTACGCTCTAAAATATTAGGTGCAATTCTACCGACTTTTCCTTTATAGGATTTATATTTCTTCATACGCACAACACACTTTAACCCAAGCTCTTTCATAATGCGCTGAACCTTCTTGTGGTTCACTTTCTGGCCACGATTCGTTAATTCATCACGAATGCGACGGTAACCATAACGACCTTCATTTTCCTCATAAATCGCTTTAATCTCAGCTTTCAAATCGGCATCTACATCTGGACGATTCATTTTCTTTACTAAATCATAATACGTGCTTCGAGGAATAGTAGCTAGCTCCACGAGTGCCTTCACCGAATATTTATGCCTTAATTCATAGACTACTTGCGCTTTGTCTTGTTTTGTGATTTTTCCTTGTTTTGAACTAAGGCATTTAACTTTTTTAAGTACTCATTTTCCATCTCAAGCTGTTTAATGCGTGCTTCAAGTGCTTCGACTGACCCTTCAGC